CCCTCAGACCCCACAGGGGTGGTTGGTGCTGTGGTTGGTGCTGTGGTTGGCGAAGCCGAAGGATCCAATCCCTCAATGATGCGATACTGGGAATTGGATTTAGAATAAATGAAAGCGTGTATCAACAACCATGCAAAAAACAGTATGAGAATACCGCACAGAATCATATTCAAATGCTAAATACAAATACTGTAATAAATAATATCTACAACTTAATATATATTGAATATTATTTATTTATAAAATGACATCAACGGCTGGACATGCAACCATATCGGACGGCATCGGTTGGCGCCGCACCAACACTTTAATTACTACAAAGCGGGTGCATTATCCCACCAAAACGGAACCCACCACCACGAATCAGGTGGTTCCCGGATTTAGTCGGCCCAACGAAAACGGATCAATGGTAAACATTCCTCTCTTATTGCGAGATCAAGCCGCGCACGACTTCAGCGGCCCTGCCATGAAGGCCCGTCCCATGAAACATTGGCGCCGGAAACTGCAGCCCACGCCCCACAGCGGGCGCAGCGTGAACTCCGTATCACTCGTCATTGACACCCCAGGCGGCACCACAAAACCGGGTGATGGTGGCACGTCGTGTGACTGCGGCGACACGAAGGCCAACTCGTATGCCAAATTTGACGAGAAGTTGCTGAAAATCCCGTCGCAGCAGTGCGACAAGTGCATCCGGGTGGAAAATTACGGCTATGTTCAGGTGGGCGAGCCGCCAGTAAAAAATCCCATCACTCACAAATATGAAATAGTAGATCCCAAAAGCTATCAGATTCAGACAGGGCTTTACAACACGAAATACATTGGCTGCTGCCCGACCAACAACATCATTAAATCGGCGGTGACGCTGATGAGCAAGGCGTATTACAGCGACACCCGGGCGTATTTGCAGTCGCGGTGCAGGCGATACGATCAGAAGCTGTCCACCAATCCGGTACCGGGCATTCAATACTTTTCCCCTGCCGGAATTCCGCTTTGGCCCACGGATGACTGCAATGGCCCGCAAACCCGGCTCACGGGCAGCTGTTTATACCCTGCGTGCAGCGCTGCTGAACAATTGTTGCCCACCAAGTGCCAGGGCATCACCATTTACAAACCGAGCAATGTGCCGTTTGCAAAACAGGGCGGTGTCAGCAGCAGCACGCGCACGCTCAGTTTGCGCGTTAACACCGTCAATTTGAACGGCAACTCGTTTTACAGCGCATTTGGGGCCGAGGGAGCGAATGCCGGGAAATATAGCACCGAATACAATCCGTGCTACTTCTTGAAGAACAATTACCAGACTCCGAATTGCAAGCTGTATTACGGCAGCAAAACGGGCAATCACACCGTGTGCTTTTTCACGCCCACGGAGAACAAAGTTACCACTCCAGCATCACCTGTGACTGCTGCGGGATATAATTGAACCATTGTAATTTAATATAAGTTTAAGTAATAAATTTATAATGACATTTATAAATAAATAAATAAATTAACAATGTCATTTGGAAAACATACATATGGAACCCCTAATGTGCACTGGGGAAATAGTGGTAGTAAATTAGTAGTGGGGAATTTTTGTTCAATAGGCGATAATGTAAATATATATTTAGGGGGCAACCATAGAACGGATTGGGTCACAACATATCCATTTGGACACATACATTGTGATATATTTAATGCATTTGATGGTGTTGGTCATCCATCAACAAAAGGAGATGTAATCATTGGCAATGATGTGTGGATTGCGAAAAATGTAACAATTATGTCAGGAGTAACCATTGGCGATGGGTGTGTGATTGCCAATAATAGTCACGTAGTTAAAAACGCAGAACCATACAGTTTAATTGGAGGTAATCCAGCAAAATTAATCAAATATAGATTTTCACCCGAGCAAATAGAAAAACTATTAGAAATTAAATGGTGGTATTGGGATGACAAAAAAATAAACAGGTGTTTGCTATTGTTATGCAATGATAACATTGATCAATTTATAAAAGCAACGGAGTAGATTGTGAATATGTGTCGTGTGTTGTTGGATGAAAATCAAATGAACAAATGGCGATTGATTTAGAGACAATGTCAAATAATTTTATATTTTTGTATTATAAATTTATGCATGATGAATTCATTTGGAAGATTTTACAGTAGAAGGCAAGGTTGGAGTGGAGGCAACATTGTCAAACATTTCAATTCATGCATTGTCAACAAATTGCCAGAAATAAACATGAACGACAAAGACGGAGCATTTATATCAAATTATTTGAAAAAAAATAATATTGAAAATGATTACAGTGAATTGTTCAATGAAAGCAAATATCATTCCAATTGGTATTTTTATTACGGAGATGATGTAGAAATATTTTCATCCGAGTCGTTGTAAATGTAAATGTGGTACATGTGCATAAAAAACATATTTAATTACATTTTTTAAATTTTATAAAAATTAAAATATAGTTATAAAACAACTTAAATATTTAGCATTAAAACAATGCAACTACATGACTTCATTCATTCTTCCGCAAGTCGGGTGATCTTCGGAATAATAATGGGTCTGGGTCTTTCCAGTTTATTTAGGAAGACGTGTCACGGGCGGAATTGCACGGTGTTCAAGGCGCCCGATATGGCAGAAACCAAGAAATTCACGTTTAAATACGACGGAAAATGTTTTACCTATAAGATTAACAGCGAAAAATGCGATGATTCGCGAATAGATGTTGCGCTTTGAAAATAAATAATTTATTACACATGTATATATAAATAATCACGCCAAATAATGAAAAAAACAATTTCAGCAGAAAAAAAAATAGTGACACAGGGCATTCGGTCAGCACAGATGCCCATATCTTTCCCCCCAATGAGTGCAGCCCAGATGAATCAATTACTGGCGAGGAGCGGAATTGCAGGCATGTTAAGTGATAGATTAAGTGGTCAATATTCATTTTCACCTGATCCAGCAGCGATTGTAAGACACGTTGATGCAGTGAAAGTGCCTGCTGCATTGCCGATTATCAGGCCCAGATTTTGGATACAGAAACCATGCTGCGGACCAGACCTCTTAACATGTGACATGAGAGAAGTGCGGTTCAGTGATGGAATAACCCGCATCATTTGCGTTTCAAACGAATGTCCTGATTCCGCATTGCCCAACGATGTCTACCGCTTAAACAAGATGTTGAACCGATATGATGTCATTGGTAGATACCACACGACCGAAACACGATCAACCCAAAGGTTGAACTCCATGACAGGTGTCTTTGAGGGAACCCCCAGCGTTAAAACTTATGTGTTTACATCAAACGGAGGAGGATCTCGCCGTCGTGTCAGAAAATCAAGACGACGATCTCGTAAGCATTGACATCCGCCAATATGAAATGTCAACATGTTAGTATATTGATTCGGTGCATGTTGTTTCAAGCAGTTCGCAATGAGCGGTGTGGTCTAGTGGTTGGAAGCCTGATTCCAAACACGAAGGTCCCAAGTTCAACTCCCAGCCTGAAACTGTGAAAAAACACCCGCGTAGCACAGAGGAAGTGCGCCGTAAAAACATCGTCGGTCACTCATTTAGACTTTCATCAAGTCCGAACGACTGATGGTTATCGCCTTATAAGCCGGAGGTCACTGGATCGAAACCAGTCGTGGGTATTTTACACTTCGGTGGCTTTACAGAAGCCACTAGTCTTCTCCGGCAGACTCTAAACACGGTAACGGTTTACCGGCATGGCGCAGAGGCAGCGCGCAGGGCTCATAACCCTGAGGTCACTGGATCAAAACCAGTTGCGGGTATTCTACACTTCGGTGGCTTTACAGAAGCCACTAGTCTTCTCCGGCAGACTCTAAACACGGTACCCCTTCACCGGTGTGGCGCAGAGGCAGCGCGCAGGGCTCATAACCCTGAGGTCATACGATCGAAACGTATCGCCGGTATTCTTACACTTCGGTGGCTTTGCAGAAGCCACTAGTCTTCTCCGGCAGACTCTAAACACGGTACCCCTTCACCGGTGTGGCGCAGAGGCTAGCGCGCTGGGCTCATAACTCAGAGGTCGTCCGATCGAAACGGATCACCGGTATTCTACAATTCACCCCTTTAAAGAAGCGGGTCGTCATAGCTTAAGCGACGTAAAACCAGAGCAACACTTCACCGGTGTGGCGCAGAGGCAGCGCGCGGGGCTCATAACTCCGAGGTCACTCGATCGAAACGAGTCGCCGGTATTCTTACACTTCAGTGGCTTTGCAGAAGCCACTAGTCTTCTCCGGCAGACTCTAAACACGGTAACTCTTCACCGGTGTGGCGCAGAGGCAGCGCGCGGGGCTCATAACTCCGAGGTCACTCGATCGAAACGAGTCGCCGGTATTCTACACTTCACCCCTTTACAGAAGCGGGTCGTCATAGCTTAAGTGACGCAAAACAGCAATGCTTACCCCCCCTTAGCTCATCGGAAGAGCGCCAGGCTCATAACTTGGAGGTAACAGGATCAACACTTGTAGGGGGTATTGCTACAATTCGGTGGCTTTGCAGAAGCCACTAGTCTTCTCTGGCAGACTCTAAACACGGTAACGGTTTACCGATGTGGCGCAGAGGCAGCGCGCAGGGCTGATAACCCTGAGGTCACTGGATCAAAACCAGTCGTCGGTATTCTACACTTCGGTGGCTTTGCAGAAGCCACTAGTCTTCTCCGGCAGACTCTAAACACGGTAACAGTTTACCGGTGTGGCGCAGAGGAAGCGCGCAGGGCTCATAACTCTGAGGACGTAGGATCGAAACCTACCGCCGGTATCAGTACACTTCGCCCCTTTACAGAAGCGGGCAAAACATTTCATCGGTATGGTGCAAAGGCTAGCACGCGGTTCACCTTGGGTTCCGAAATACAGGATCAATACCTGTTGCCGGTATTTTGATTTGGTCCATTTGCAGACGTCTGGCTCAATGACGCAAAAGAGAGTGGGTATGGACCCGGTGGTTAGCACTCATTGCATCCATTCATTCGGAACGTGATTTACATTCAGTTGTTTTCATGGCAGAGGCAATCATATTGAACGGGACGTCTGCAGGCGAGTGAGGGGCTTGCAGAACACACATAATCAGGTGAATACCGCTTCGCTTTACACAATCCACATCACATTGCATGCGCATGCACAAATGCACAATTAACGAATAATATAAGGAAAGGAAATAGTTTGTTATGAGAATGAAGAAAAGATATGAAAGTTAAAATGCATCCACATCCACAACCACAAACACATTCAATTACTCACACTTTGTCGCAGGGAGGAGGACTTTTTTTGGTAAATTTTATTATTCACAATTTTGATAATAATAAAATGTCACACAGTGTTTAGGAGGATTGGATTGCGTTATACTGTAAAACCCCGAATATATGCAATACATAAAGATCAATAAATAAATATAAGAAATGAGCGACACCACCAGCATTGATGATTTGCCCACAGCATCCGGTCAAAACTCCAGCACCCAGAATCAAAATGTTGTGATTCAAAAAACGGAACCTGGATCCATGTCCTATTCGCCAAACATGCCGGATTTAGGGCCTTTAAACCACCAACAACAACAACAACAACAACAACAACAGCAACAACAACAGCAACAACAACAGAACCAAGGTCCGCCACTCAATCCCAACCAGCAGCCCAATCAAAAACTCATGAACGAACTGGTGAGCGGGGTGCAGCGAGCCAGCATGACGGGCATGACCGCTCTTCCGTCACGCGACATTCCACGCGACACAGGTGGCATGATGCAGGATGCGCAAGTGCAGCCCACGTATGTCCCGCAACCGCAGCGGCACGTGGACTATATTCAAGACCACGAAACGAGTTCCACGCTGGAGCGCGTCATGCATCAAAACACGCGCGGGTCCAATCGCGTGGACACTTTGGAATCTTTTTATGAGGAAATTCAATCGCCGCTCATGCTGGCCATTCTGTATTTCGCGTTTCAACTGCCGGCAGTCAAACGATACATGTTCCGATATCTGCCATCGGCTCTGTTTAATGCAGACGGAAATGCGAATCTGACCGGGTTGATTGTCACGAGCGCCATGTTCGGCCTCTCGTTTTACACCATGCAAAAGAGCATGACCCAGTTGCTGGAATCTTACTAATTCCATTCAAAATATTTTTATATTTGTTGTTTGTATAACCAAATATTTATATAAACATGGTCGCAAAGCATCGGGTTAAGCGCGTTAGGCGCACCAGAAAGCAAACAAAACAGGTGCGTCGTGGTCGCAAAACATGCACCCGACATAATCGGAGAACTGGCGGGGCTCTCCACAACCCCTATCTTGATGATGATATTGACACAACACCACCACCACTAAAAAAAACACTAACTCTAGCACAGACCCAATCCATGCTGGAAGGAGCCGAACAACAACTAAGTGGTCTCAACCGAACTGATGATCATTATGAGCAGGACTTTAAGTTTTGGACTACGCAGATTGCAGAGCTAAAAGATGAAATTGCAACATTGAAACAAAATGCGTCCTGAAATTTCGTATAATTCAATGCATTATCTTCTATCATTTGTTATAGTTAATAATTTTAAAACATAAAACAAATGATACAGCAGCTTTTAGCAAAACTGCAAACCCAACAACAACAACAACAACAAGAAGAAGAAGAAGAAGAAGAGGTCACAGAATCTTCAATGAAATCAAATGCAAATGTGTCAACTGCAAATCCAACGCATTTGGACACGCCGTTCAAGTTGCCCATGGAGTATTTGCCAACTGATCAGTTGTGTTCCATTGACAAGAGCGTGCTCTCCGATTTGGAACTCATTGAATGCACCAAGCAAATAAACGATGGCACAACTACCACTATTGCAGAGTCAGATGCCAAGTCCATGTATGCTCACGTGTTTCAGCCGCAGTCCGCATTTGCCAAGCGCTACCTGGGCATGTGGGCCAAGCAGTTCACCACCAGCGTGCCGCATTTGCAGGACACGCAGCGCTTCATTGCTTCAATTTCTAGTTCCAATGCCCTGAAACATGATTCGGATTATGATCACATTGAGACCATTTGGACCCGCATTAAGACTGACGGCGGGTTCCGCGACAAATTCAACTACATTGACTACGCACCGCTGGACATGCTGAACCGCTCGCCCACGTTCCTGCAGTGCTACAGCATGTACAACCTCTTCTCGCCCTTATTATCCTTTTTAATGCCCGTCATCATGCTCATCGTGCCGTTTTTCCTTTTGAAGCTACAGGGCGTACCCATCACGCTGCCCACATATTTCGGCATCATAAAAATGATGCTCTCGCAGCACGCCATCGGCAAACTCCTGTTTGACATGAGCTCCGTCAGTTGGGACAAGCGCATTTATATCCTGGTGTCCGTCGTGTTCTACGTCGTGCAAATGTATCAAAACGTGGTGTCCTGCCACCGCTTTTACCGCAACACGTTCCTCGTGCACGAGGACCTGGCCGCCATTCGCGCATATGCCGATGAAACGATTCATAAAATGCGCGCATTTGCGGGACATGCACGTGTTGCTGGCGGCACATTTGGTCCCTTTGTGTCGGATCTAGATTGCAATCGGGAGCAGCTGGAGCGCATGGTGGCGGCTTTAGACCGCATTGACGCGCCGGCGCTGACGGCGAAGAAGTGCCTGCAAATTGGCTACGTCATGCAGCAGTACTATGCGGTGTTTTCGGATGCGGGCATTGCGGTGTGCATGCAGTACAGTTTTGGGTTCAACGCATTTGCAGAACACATGGCGCATTTCGGCGCACTGATTCAAACCAAGCGTGTTGCGGCGTGTGAGTTTGTTTCCAAATCCAAAGCCGAAGACGACAAAATGAAGAAGGACATCAAAAAGAAGGACAAAAAGAAGAAGAAGAAAGTAGAAGATGCGGCACAAAATAGTCATAGTGTAATTGTGAATGGCTATTACGTTGCAACTGCACTGAACGATGAATCCAATGCATTGGGTCCTGTGAAGAACACGGTGTCGCTGGACAAGCGGCTGGTCATCACGGGGCCGAACGCGTCCGGGAAAACCACCATTCTGAAAATGACGATGTTGAACATCCTCTTTTCGCAGCAACTGGGCCACGGATTCTACGAGGCAGGCACGCGCATCTGCCCCTATGATCAGTTACACAGCTACCTGAATATCCCCGACACATCAGGGCGGGACAGTTTGTTCCAGGCGGAGTCCCGGAGGTGCAAGGAGATTCTGGACAAACTGACCGGGGGGGTTCAAAGGCACTTCTGCATTTTTGATGAACTGTATTCGGGCACAAATCCATACGAAGCCATTGCCAGCGCTTACGGCTACATCACGCACCTCACAAAGCTAGACAACGTGGACTTCATGCTCACCACGCACTACATTCAGTTATGCAAGCTCTTTGAAACAGAAAAACCAAATTCGGATTCAGACAAAAGAGAGAAAATCAGCAATAATTCGCACACAAATTCAACAAATGAAAATAAAATACAGAATTTGCACATGGAAGTTGCCGATCGCGGCAATTATGATTTCAAATACTTATACACGCTGCGCCCAGGAATTTCGGCCATCAAAGGGGGCATTAAGGTGCTGTATGACCTGCAGTATCCCGCATCCATTGTTGAAACCACGCGCCGCATTTTGAGTGCGCTTTGAAACGAAGTGTTAAAATAATGTAATAAAAATGAATAATTGTGCCTGTTTGTTGTTTTTTTATCATTTACACGAATGATATCATGTCGGCTGCAGAATTGGGTTTTGTTTGGCCTGCATTTTTTGCCATGAGTTGCTGCGTGAGATAATCAATGGTCAGGCTCTTGTTCATCAAATCCACTTCCATTCTGCCGAGCATTATTTTTTGAGACTGGATTAAATCTCTCAGTTTTTTGTTTTCAATGTAGAAGTTTGCTTTGTTCGCATTCAAATCTTGCAACCATTTCTCATGGGTTTTGGTTTTGATGTGTGATGCAAACATGGCCGCCGATGTGTAAACCTTGTCCTTGCGTGTTCCACATGAACATCTCAGACCATTGGCCAATGCAGCAGTGTTAAATGATGGAACCTTATCGGCGTAACTTCCATGGTGATCAATGTTGGGAGAATATGTGTCGGGTTCAGTTGCCAATTCCATGATGAAAATGTTGATATCATGGACAATCATGAGGCAAATAGTCGTTCAATTTTTTGAAAAAATGGAGAATCCATTCTTGCGTTCGTTCAGCCATATTTATTTATTATTTGAATGTAAGACATATTAAATATTAAATTAAATAATAATTCATAATATTTTTACAATGACTGATTCTGGTTTTGGTTCTTCTTCATTTTCGGTTGCAACCACTGTATTTGTGAGTTTAGCAATATGCGCTGTCATTTCATATGGCGTGTTTTATTATTTCAAACAGCGTCTTTCGGTAATTGAGCAATCGCAAATGGAACAGGCGCGTGTCATGCAAGCATTCATTGCGCGCAGCATCATGCACCAACACGGCAATCCAATGAATCAGATGAATCAGATGATGAATCAGATGAACATGAACCAGGCGCAAGAGCATCCCGTGCACAAAGAAGTCAACATCACGGAGAGCGGGCTGATTGAAGTGAGTTCCGATTCCGAATCCGAATCCGACGATTCCGAATCCGAGTCCACCACATCTGAATCATCATCGGATTATGACAATGAATCCGGTTCCGAATCCGAATCCGAAACCACCAAGCACATTCAAATTCAATTGTCATTGTCGTCAGATGATGCGGTCGTTGCCGACGTGATTGCCGACATAGTTGCTGATGCGGGTTCTTCAGACAAAAAAATAATATCGCTGAACAAAACTGCGCTGGGCAACACTGATGCCGAGAGTGAAAGCGAGAGCGACAGTGGCGATGAACATTCGTGCGATCACGAAGATCTCCAAGACACATCATTTGAATTGAAAATTGGATACAAGAACAAGGACGCCAAGGATGCAAAGGACAACAAGGATTCAAAAATTCATTTGAATTATGGAAACATGTCGGTGCCTGCTCTGCGCCAGTTGGCAAAAGAGCGCGGATTGGGTGGTGAGGATGCCGACCTGCAAAAACTGAAAAAGAAGGATCTCGTGCAACTTTTGCAGTAATAATTGATAACCATTTAAAAGAATGAACGTACACATTTGTATACATCATTTGGTCAATTTCTCTCGTTTGAATGAAACTCATTCTAGAATACGTGTGGACCGATGCATCTGGTGGTCTGCGAAGTAAAACCCGAGTCGTGAAACTGGAGGAAAGCGTGTCGTGCATCTTAACCGACCCTGGTCGCTGGGAGTGGTCATTTGACGGTTCATCCACAGGGCAAGCCACCGGAACTGATAGCGATGTCATCATTCGCCCCGTCGCCATTTATTTGAACCCATTTTACAAGGGCATGATCTCGGCAATGGTGCAATCATGGCTGGTGCTCTGCGACTGTTACAACAAGGACGGCACGCCTCACACCACAAATGCTCGCATCCGATGCGCGCAAACTGAGGCCGCCTGTGCGCCCGAAGAATCGCTGTTCGGCATTGAGCAAGAATACATACTGTTTGATAGCGTAAAGGAAGTTCCGTATCAGTGGGCCAGTCCAAGCTCCCCCGGGTGCGGAGGGCAGGGACCGTATTATTGCAGTGTAGGCGGCGACCGCTGCTTCGGACGGAAAATCGCAGACCAGCACCTGCAGGCGTGCATTTATGCCGGCATTGAAATATGCGGCACCAATGCGGAAGTGACTGCATCACAGTGGGAATTCCAAGTTGGCCCTTTGACCGCACTCCAAGTGTCGGACCAGCTGTGGATGGCGCGCTACATTCTGCACCGCATCACCGAAGAGCACGGATGCTGCGCCACGTTTCACCCCAAACCGATGCGCACCTGGAACGGGTCGGGCGGACACACCAACTTCAGCACCGCTGCAATGCGGTCTTCTGAAACATCCGAACCCGGTTCAGCGATGGCGGCACTTGTTGCTGCGTGCAACCAATTACAGGCCAATCACGCAACCCACATGGCAGTTTATGGTAATTTTAACGAGGAGCGCATGACGGGACTACACGAAACCAGTTCCATGCACGAGTGCACCTGGGGCATCAGCGACCGGGGGCGCAGCATCCGCATCCCCCGACACGTTGCAAATCAGGGGCACGGATATTTAGAAGACCGGCGCCCCGCAGCCAACCTGGACCCGTACCTGGTGACCGAACGCATCATGCGCACATGTTGTTTAGATGCTCCAACTCCAAACCCGACCACAAACAAATGACACGCGAAATAAACAAACAAATGATTAAAATATAATATAATTATTGTACAAGCATTATATTATACATATCAACCAATAAATTCACACAATGAGTTGGGGAACGTGCTACGCTGGATCCAACAACATCCATTTCAACTACCCGCCAATCATGGCGGACGGTCGCAATTATGCCGACTGGCAGCCCGGCGCCGTCGTCAATGAGCGCATTAAGGAGCAGGCTGGCATAAAGTCCAATTCGCAGTATCGCCAGTATTTGACGCACAATGCCACGCAAATCATGCAGGCCAATCAAGTGGAAGCGTGCAATCAGTGCGGCAGTTGCGTGTACAACACGAGCAACCCGCTTCAACCGCAGCCCAATGTGCCTTATGTTTTCAACAGCGTGCTTGACAACAGCCAGCCTTTCGGCTACGAAAACAGTGACCTGAAGAATTACTACCTGTCACGCCAACAGCTGCAGGCACGCATGATTGCGCCGGTCATCACTCAAAACGAGCTTCTGATGCGCGGATACCCTAATCCCAACTAAATTGAACCAGGTCCAACCCAATGTCAGATTATTTTTTTGCTGTTTTATTTCGTCGTCCGTATTTACAATGCTGACGTTGTGAGAATCCACGAGGCGCACTGCAATTAATTCCTCGTTTGTATTTCATGGACCATTTGCCGCCTTTGGTTTTTGATCGCATTTTTGTTGCTGTGCTGTGGATGTTGTGGGGTTATGAATTATTCATATATTTTATTTTAAAAAATAAAAATATAAACACATGAACCCATTGAATAAAAGGGTAAAATATAAAAATGAAAATGAAGATTTTAAGCATTGATGTGGGCATGAAGAATCTGGCGTACTGTTTGTTTGAACATGATCCGAATGCTGATACAGCGAATGCTGTAAAAGATCCTGAGGCCATCATGCAACTAATCAACATTGTGGCCTGGGACACCGTCAATTTGTGTGATGGGACAGGTGTGGATTCAGTGTCCGAAAAACCGGCTGCGCCATTGTGTTCAAACGCCGGCTGCAAATTCGCGGCCAAATTCATGCATTCCGCAGCAGATGCGACAATGATTAACACTCGTTACTGCACCAGGCACGCGAATGCTTCGGGATACAAGATGCCATTGGCCATTTCAATAAAATCCCTTAAAAAAATGACATTGGATGAATTAAAGGTGTTTTCTAGCGAATATCTCTCTTCTTCCATTCCTGAAAAGTGTGAAAAGAGCAAGATGAAGCTGTTGTTGCATTTGAATGCATCCATTGCCGCCGAGTATCTGGTTGCCGTGACCACAAAGCCAAAAGTGATTTCCGCGGCATCGGTGGATTTGATCACCATCGGCCGGAACATGCACCAGCGGTTTGATGCGCTGCCGCATCTGGCGTCGGGCATTGACGTCGTCATCATTGAGAACCAGCTGAGCACGCTGGCCACCCGCATGAAAACGCTGCAGGGCATGATCACCCAGTATTTCATCATGCGTGGGGTTCCCGATATTCGGTTCATATCGGCAATAAATAAGTTGAAGCTGTTTGACCAAAAAAAAGAGGGAGAAGAAGGCGATAAAGCCGATAAAGGCGAAGACTGTTATGCCGACCGAAAAAAACGCAGCATAGAAATCACGCGGGAATTGATTACACCAACATTGATGTCAATGAAGTTTGAGAAACACAAAAAGAAGGATGATCTGGCCGATTGCTTTTTGCAGGGCATGTGGTGGTTATGCAAGGGACGTTAAACCCTGGCATTTCAATGAGGAACGTCTCATGTTGGTTGCAAGGCGCAGGCACGTCACTTATTGTATTGCGTATGATTTAAACTTAAAAGATATAAATTAAACATAAGAATAGACATTAATCATTGCATTGGGTTGTAGAATGGAAGAAGTCATTGACATTTCAAATTTGTCCAGCGATTCGCGAAAGTCCACCAATTTTGGCGGCGGTCTTGAATTCCTCATGAATGATAAATTGAAAGGCGGGGGTGGAAATAAGAGTGGCGGCGGCGACATTGACATCGGCGATCTGAATGCATTGGAAGCCGAATTGAACGAATTAAGCGACATCACTGGGCCCTCATCTTCTTCAAGCAAGTCCCTGTTTTTCAGTGGCATTGGGGCCGGTGCTGGCGGTTCTCACAGCGTGTCATTCAGAGATGACCCGGCCGACGGTGGCGGTGGCATTGGTGGAAGTGGTGGCTTCAATTTAGGCAGTTCAACCGCATCTGCCGACGACGATAAAAAAACGTGGGACGGATTTGGAAAGTTTAACAACGTGCCACTCAACCCGGATGCCCCCGTGTCGGATGGGCAGCCGCAAATGACCAAGGAGGAGTTGCTGCGTGAGAAGTTCAAGTACCTGCGCAAGTTGGAGGATCTGGAGCAGAAGGGCATCACGCTCACCAAAAAATACTCAATGGAGTCGTCGCTCGCAGAAATGAAGGGCGAATACGAGACGCATCTGGAGGAGCGCGAGCGGCGCAACAGCGTGAAATTCCAGGGCAAAATGCTCATGTCAGTAATCACCGGCATGGAGTATTTGAACAACAAGTTTGACCCATTTGACCTGAAGCTGGACGGCTGGAGCGAGCAGGTGAATGAGAACATTGATGACTACGACGACATTTTCTCGGAGCTGCACGACAAATACAAGTCCAAGGCCAAGATGGCACCGGAGCTCAAGCTGCTGTTTCAGCTGGGTGGCAGCGCCATCATGCTGCACATGACCAACACCATGTTCAAATCGGCCATGCCCGGCATGGACGACATCATGCGCCAGAATCCGGAACTCATGCAGCAGTTTACTGCGGCGGCTGTGAACTCCATGTCGCAAACCCGTCCCGGATTCGGCAACTTTATGGGTGATTTGATGGGTCCAGGGTCTCAAGGCCAGGGCCAGAGCCAGGGCCCTTCGCCACCCACACAATCAGCCCCTTCGCGCCAAGCACCCCCTTACATTCCTAACCAGCGCCCACCGCCGCCGCCGGTTCCGACCAGCGTGCGTGATCCTAACTCGGATGCGGGCACGCCGTTCCGTGCTGGAAACAACACCGCGCCGCCTCCGATGCCTTCCAATCGTCCGGATTTGAACGCAGCGCGCGGCGGCGGCAGCAGCAGCAACATGTCTGCTCCTCAGGTCACCGTATCCAAGCGCCCCGACATGCGCGGCCCCACCGACATCTCCAATATTCTCTCGGGTTTGAAGACCAAAAACATACAGATGCAGCCATTGCAGCAACAATCGCAGCAACAGCAACAATCGCAGCAACAGCAACAATCGCAACAACAGCAACAGCCGCAGCAATCGCAAACACAGGTTGAAGACAAGACCAGCACCATCAGCATTTCGGATCTAAAGGAGCTGCAGAACGACAACCTGCCGCACAAGAGCAAGCGCCGTCAAAGGTCGGACAAAAACACGGTCAGTCTGGCACTGGATATTTAGAACAATACAAATATGAATTTATGACTCACAATTCGTAAGCATTCATGCATTTTTATAACAGAAACAATATAAATATATTTAGAATCATATATTTATATTTGGATAGCATTGCAATGACGACGGAAAAATTTGCAATGACGTGTGACAAGGATTCCGTATATTTAAGCAGAGACAAGGCCAATCACATGTTTTTGATTGAATTCCGAGCACACAATCCAAAAATACGTATTGACGCACTGCTCACGTTTGACATTTATAAGATGATGTATGAATTAAACAAGGACCTGTTTGACTCGTTCCATATTGAATATCCGGATCCCGCCGATCCGTCGCGCGCAGAGCTCCTGTTCATTTTTAAGAGTATGATGGGGCTGGGCGAGAGATACACGCACGTTCACACGCACATGCCGCATTTACTACATCAAAGTCGGTCGCAAATGCAACAAGCTGAGGTCATTCAAATCAGCAGCGTGAATGTGCCCAAGGGATACGACCCGTCGTTGTTGAAATATCTGATCCCTAAACGCGCCGAACAAATTGATTCGAACAATTCCAATATCACCGTTCATGTGCAGCCGGACGGACACACCATTCAATTCCATTATAAATTCAAACTGCAAATGTCCAAACCAGACGACCTGATTGCCATTCCACCATTCGTGGATAAAGCGATTGGCATCATGATGAAAACCATATTTGTGCGTATGAAACAATTCATTGAATGCCTGGGTTGAATATTTATTTGCGTTTATGAGAGAATGCTAAATACAACAGGCCCAGACCTAGTATGGACCCGATTATGATGGGTTGCATGTTGGAAGGATGTGTGCTTTTTTCAGTGCACGCTGCAAGTTTGCAAGTCATTTGATTGATTTATTTATTAATTTATGGTTTATATAAATTAATAATATTATTAAATTTAATTTGAATTATGATTGTATGTTGAATTTAATCCAAATTCTCTTGTGTGAAACGTTGCAATGTGACCGTTAAGGGGGCAGTGTTGGGAATATTGTCGTCATCGCCTGGCAAAATGGTTCTTAAATTGGTCAATCTTAATTTCATAAATGACACTGGAACATTTACCACCTGTGAAAAAGTTTGATTGACAAACGGTTGTTTTGTCACCAACCACATTTGCTTTTTTTTGATTGTGGGGCCAGCCGTTTCATCGGTGATCAATATTTTGTCGCCAGGTTTTAATGATGTCGTCAAATCAAGTTTTATGTTTTTCACAGATCCATTGGCCAGTTTTGCATTAACGTTCACGTAGAGCATGGTGCTTTCAGTTTGGATGGCTGCATTCCATCCGATGCGTGAATTCCAGCCCGGGGTTATGGTTTTCGGGGTATAATTGGCTTTAATGGTTTGCAAAGCGGTTCTCCAACCTGGAACCGGAGTTGCCTCGCCTGCAGCCCCATGCATCTCCACGTCATTGAATATTTCTGCAATTTTTTCTATGGAACCAATGGAATTGTATGGACGATCAATTGGTGGTAAAGGATTTCCAGCAGTGTATTGTGGATCGTTGTACATGGGCTGATTTGCGGGTGTGTTCAGTAGTGTTAATGTTTCATAATTGGTGGTCTTAAGTGTGGGATTTGTTGCAGAGTTAACGACATCAATCAATATGTCGGCAGAGCCAACACCAGCAAGAGCAGCAGTAAGAGCATGAATAAGAACCTGAGGAGCAGCAGCAGCATTAGCAGCAGCAGCAGCAGCAGCAGTAGCAGCAGCAGCAGCAGCAGCATCAACAGCAACAGAAGCAGTAAGAGCAGCATTAGCAGCATCAAATTCAGCAGTAGCTGGACCTAAATCATCATTAGCAGTTTGCAGTTCTTGCTGTTTTTGTAATTCTGCTGCTGTTGCTGCTGCTGCTGCTGTTGATGCTGCTGCTGCTGCAACTCTTGCTGCTCTTCGTGCTTCTGTTGCTGCATTTACTACTACTTCTGCTGCTGCTGCTGCTGTGTTTCTTGCTGCTCTTACTGCTTCTGTTGCTGTTGATGCTGCTGCTGCTGCTGCAACTCTTATTGCCCTTTTTGCTGCGGGTGTTGTTGCTGCTTCTACTGCTGCATCTCTTGCTCTTCTTGCTTCAGCTTTTGCTGCTGCTGCTAATGCTGCTGCTGCTACTGCTGCTTCTCCTCTTGTTGTTATTGCTTCTGTTCTTGCATCTGTTGCTGTAGTTTCTGCTGCTGCTGCATCTCTTGCTCTTGCTGCTTCTGTTGCTGTTGATGCTGCTGCTGCTGCTGCTGCTGCTGCTGCTTCTGCTAATGCTGTTCTTGCTGCTGTTACTGCGAATGTTGCGGTTTCTACTCTTCTTCTTGCTGTTGTTGTTGTGACCGAATCTACTGCCGGTGCTGCTGCTGCTTGTGCTGCTGATTGTGCTGCTGCTGCTACTTCTGCTGTTGTTCTTGCTACTATTGACACTAGTGACAATGCTGGCACATTTCCATCAAAATATGCGAAATAACTGTAGACTTGCTCGTCGGTGGTTGAACCCAGTCGGTTCAAAAGGTGCGTCATCGTGAAATTTTGCTCATGTGTTTTCATGTTTTTCATCATTTGTTCCCATATGATTTGGGCATTGGTTTTAAACATGTTTCCATCCAATGCGCACGAGAGACGTGCTTTGTCTATGCCCGTCATGTCCGCCACATTGCCGTCAAACAAGTAAAACATGAGTTGAACGACAAATAGAGGGAACCCGACGCAGGTGCCGGACTGCGGCAGAAGTCCCATAAGTTCTGCAAAATTGGGAGGGGTGGCAGTTGTTTCTGCCGTCGCAGTCAACTGCTGTGTCCTGGGATTGTTTCTCAGTTTGTAATAGAGGAGTTGGTCTGGCCACGAATAATTGTTGAACACCATGTTTTTGCCGGCGTATTTCATGATGTCATCCTTGTGAAACATATTTTCCAAAATGATGCCGATGTTTTTTTTTAATGTATCTATGTTGGGCTGTTTTGAAATCATGATGCCAGAATCAGCGACGGCAGAAGATATGGACACAGATTTCCGAATCGTGTTGTCCACAATTCGTTTCAACTGCGATTGCAATGGCAACTGCTTGACGCCATTTATTTCTCTCACTGCAATGTCCTTAAAATCCACGAATTTCCATTCTTTTGGATCCAGCAGTTTGGTGCACATGAACGGATTATGCAGCGCGCTGGAATTCGGGATGAATGCGCCCTCGGCCACCGCCGCCGTGAACTTGGCGTCCATGGACCACGACATCTTTACAGTCTCATTGTATGCATTGATCGCATCAAGTGCCATTTTAACAAGGTCTTGCTCGTCCTTCATTATCTGAATGTTGTCCGACCCCATTTTTGTCAATAGTGTGAGGATTTTTTTGGCCTGCGTGTAAGCATACACCGCGTTTTCAAAGGTGGCACCCCTCCTGGGATCATTCGCAACAACATCGTAATTGATGAAAGGTCCATAATTTTCGGTGACATTATTATTAAGGGGACTTGGTGTTGCGAAACGAGGAGTTGCTGCTCCGACCCATCTTGATTCCTCTGCACCTGCTGCAACAGCAGCAGCATTTGTGTTGTTCAATAAATTGTGTAAAACCAGGACATGTTCGTCAAACGAACTCATGTATGCATTGCGCGGAAGTGAATTCGCATTGACCCTATCATTTCCTTGCCACCAACTAACATTTATGTTCCTTGGTTGGACTGTTCCATTCGCTCGTGCTGGCACATTATTGAAGGCATTATAGACAACATTGTCAGTTGCATAGTTTAAATAAGCAGTTTTCAATGCATCATGATTAGTAACCAATGTTTTTGGCGCTGCCGCATTCCAATCAGCCAAATTTTGCGAAATTTGAGTAATTTTGTCACTGATGCCGCGATCATTGTATAACTGTGCAATTGGGTTAAGTGCAGCATTCAGACATTGAAGCAATGGCTGAGTGGGATCCGCGTTAGTGACTGCTTGATCCATCACCTCTTCAATGTTTTCTGGCCATTCGCCACAATTCCCAATGAATGCGCGCGGAGTGCTGCAATAATCCACAAAATGCAATAAGTCTGTGTTTTGTAATGTGTCCGGATATTTAAGCGTAAAAAAATCATCCACGGTTTGAATTTTTAATTTCAAAGTTGTGTCAATTGATGCAGATCCACTGATGCGTTGCAACCGCGACTCGCGTTGGCTCACGTATTCATCATACCGCTGTTTAATTTCCGACTGGTTCACAGTGTCGTAATACACAGTGACATGCACATTGTTTGCAGCAGATTCGTTCAACATGCTGTAGTCTCTCAATGCATAAAAAAATGCGTCACCAACGAATTTTTTGTCAGCTGGGTCAGTTATCGCTTTAAGATTTTGATCCACGGCTTTGAGTGTTTGATCCACGATGTTGTAACCAACTGCCATAATTTTGATGCAATTTCTATTGGCATTGCTACTGGCACTACCATTGGCATTACTGTTGGCAGTGTTATTTGCAACGTTTTTTGAATTCATCGTCGCAGTATTAAAAATCAATTGCATCATTTTATACATGTAATCCATGTATACATCTCGTTTCAAAACCCTTGTGCCATTTTGCTCTGTTGTCATGAATTTTGAAAATGACGGACTGTTTTCAGAACTCAGGTCGGGAATCCAGGCGTGAATCATGAACGTGTTGGTTGGATCGCGCATCGGAGGAGTGATAAACATCAATGGCGGGGGATATGCTGTGGGCAAATTCGGTTCAGTGTAATCCTGGATACCATTTTCTTGTGTCGGGGGACGCATCAATTGCGTAAACCGGTTGATCAGTTGCGGGGGGGTTGCGTTTGGTGGTGGCGGTTGGCCTGCTCTTATTGCTAGTTGTGCTAGTTGATACGCTTCATTTGTAACTGTGTACGTTATTTCGTATAGGTAATAACCGGGAGTGGTCCAATTGTAAATTGCACGAGCCCGATCAGCTAGATTATTAAGCGGATTTGGAATCGTACCAGCCGCAGCTTGATTGTCTGTATCCCACTGACCAAATTCTGGAATGGCAGCAATCGCTGGAATGGCAGCAATCGTTGCAGTGAATGCACACGCTGCTGCAACATTTGCCGGAGCATTGTCAAGTTCGGATTTTGCGTCAGATGGAGACACATATATTTCCTTGTATGTTTTTTTTTTTGAATCAGATGGCCTGTATCTGGGATCATATTCATTTGTTGTATTAGACGGAAGTAGATTTCTTGAAGGATTTATGTCAAACCTCATTTTGGGAAGATTCGGATCTTTTTGACCATAGTTGACGTAATGATTGTTTCCGGTCAATAGGTCTGTTCTATCAGTCCATTCATTGGTTTCGCTTGTTTTTTTGTCCTCGCCTAAAATGTGTTTGATTAGTTCTGGGTTCTGCTTGAATATCCAGGTGTAATCAAAATACACGGGTCCGCAAATGGTGTAAAGCACATCATCGTCAATTTCATCAAACTTTTGTTTTTCCAATTGTGTTTGTGTTTTCTGTTGCGGGTTACCTTTGTTTTGGTTCGCGTAAAGCGTATTCAAATAGTTCGCATTCGGGAGCAAGTTTTCGGGTAGAATGTTAGGATTGTTTGGATCAAAATCCACATTAACCATCTGCGCTTGGTCGCTGTATTTCATCAAACTCAGCAGCGTGTTGTTGTCATACATGAATGCAGCAAAGTTGTTAAGATTGTCTATTTCTGAATTCATTGCATCTCGGATTGCGGTCATTCCAACATCAGACGTTGCATTCGCATCTGCCATAACCACGGTTGTGATTGCCCGTTTGGCGGCAGAGTATACCGCGTCTCCTGCAGCACATGCTGCGCCAATCAACGGATTTAATTGGTTGGCCAAAATAGTAGTGCCAGCAATGGGCAATGCAGTAAAACATTCCGAAATTGCCGTTTTAACATTTTGTAAATGATTATTTCTATTGACTCGGAAATTAATTGTGGTAAATAAATTGGCTGATATGGCGGTTGAATTGTTAGCAGCAACAGCACCAATAATCGCGGTTTCATTGAAAATGAACTCTCTTGTTGCAATTGCCACCGCGCAAATGATGGAATGAGATTTGGTTTTATCGCATGCAGGGGCAGCAATGGCGTCTCTCAAAAAAATATAAAATGGAGTGACTACTGGGACTACTAGTCTTCCTGCTGCTGCTGCTGCTGCTACTGCTGCTGCTACTGCTGCTGCTTTTGAAGCCGCCGCAATTGCCGTCATTGCATCTTTTGTGACGGTTGCAATCGGGGTCAAATAACACGGAGGTTTGTAATAAAGCCGGTTCAATAATGTCTCGTAATTCATGCTGTATTCTGTCGTGGATTTGAACGTGTATAAATGCGTATTGTCTCGTATCACTTTAAATTTGTCCTGACGAGACAGCGTGGCCCGATTCGGCAACAATGATCCCTTTGTATTCATAATTCCCATCAAAAAATTCGGTATTAGTTCTATGTTGTATGATGGTTTTGCGTAAATCGCAGGGTTAGCACCAACATCTATATAATGAACCGGAGTTCCAAGTATACCAGTTCCAATATTTGAAGTCAATGCAGGTAAATAATTTGGAATGCGTCCGACTGAACAATCTATGACGCCTGTACTTTTCATGCACAAATACTGGAAATAGTTGTAAAAATAGGTCAATGCTTTTTGAGTGATTACGCCATGAAATGGACGTTGTACAAATTCGTATGAAAGAGGAAGAAAGTCTAATGTAGGGTCGGTTGGAGTGGTGTATAAAATCACAAACCGTTGAGTTAGGTCTGCGGTCGGCTTTGATGCTGGATTTGCATCCAAATTGGTTGCCAACACGGTCAAATTCAGCACATTATTCATGCCGTCAATAAGGGGTTTGAACTTAATAATTGCTTCCTTATAGGATTGTTCTATTAGCGCGAGTTCACGCTTGTGCGCATTTTTTTTAACAAACTTCACGTATTGTTCAAACATGGTCCACTGCATGAACACGCTTGAAACCGCCTCTTTCACATTCAACTTTCCAAATGTTTGTTTGAATTCGTTTTTGGATTCATAGAATGCATTCACCGTGTCAATGGACACGTCAAATGATGTGGGAACAAACGCCACGTAATCGCACGAAGTGTCCTGTGTTTTTTTTTGCTCGGCATCTAAATCCACCGGCACCGAAGCCGACGTTGTTAGCATGCTTTGAGTAAACAGATTGATGGTCTGAGTATTATTATTTCCAGTGTCTTTGTTTCCAGTGTCTTTGTTTCCAGTGTCTTTGACACCCTTATTTTTGTCTTTGTCAATTTCCGGTTTTTTTGTAGGTCCGGCCGTGATCGCATTGAATGTGATCAGCAGCGGATCATATGTTTCTTTTTTTAAATTCACAACGAATCTGGAAGATTGATCATCATCATCTGATCCGAACAAATTTAAATTCATGGTAGTCAGTGTTTCAATAAATCAACTATTAAAGTATATTTATATTTATATTTTAATATTGCAATTGATTCTGGGGGGCGACAAGCGCCCCCCACACCCCCAAGGGGGGGCTTTGCCCCCTTAAAATTTGGCAGATCTGAATACGGTCAAATACTTATTGTGTTTCATTGTTTCGCGCTGTCTTTTGGCGCGTTCAAGCACGTCCATGGCATCGCTGATTTCCTTGTCGGTGACGATGTTGCCGGGTCCGTGCCCGGCTTTGGATGCCCCGCCAATCGCAGCTCCCGTGGGGGTGACCGTTGAACTGCCGGTTCCGACGGCTCCGCCGGCGCTCATGGCAACCGACTCCGCCATTGCGCGGTATTTTTGGGGCATGATGCAGTATCGGCTGTTCGCATTCAGGCCGTAGTCTGCTAAAACCACAAACACGGCGGTCAGAATGAGGGCCAGCACCAAATCACGGGTGCCCATCCATGCCACGGAAAACACCAGCACTTCTTTGGTAAGTGCCGTTTTCAAAAAATTCTCGGTGGACGGGTCCAATTTGAGTTCAATGTATCGCGCCCCAATGTTGAGCATGAGCATGATGATGCCCGCAAAAAACAGACTGTTATTCAGGCGATACACCGCGTAACTGAACCAGCCTGTAATAAATTCAAACATGATTGTGATGGGTGTGGATATATTGGTCTTATATATTAATATGAATTATATTAATATACTGTCACACAATAAAAAATGACTAAACATGACAGAACCTATTAATTCATACCCTAAAACAACTGTCGTTTCAATCGGTTCGCAACCGATTTGACATTGGCTGCACCATCCGTCACGATGTGTCGGCCGGCGCGAAGGTGAGGGCGCAGTGCAGACATGGGGTTAAAACCTTCGGTTGTATTTGACAATGAGGGAATGGCAGTGGGCATTGCGGTTATTGGTGCCGTGCTTGGTGCCGTGCTTGGTGCCGTGCTTGAATTAGAAATCGTAGCCCAATTGCAGATCGGATCACACATGTTAGGAATTGTGATATAATTTTTGGTGGTTGGATCTAACTTGCATCCATTGTCTGCATTAAATGTTGCAAAATCTACAAACTTTGCAAATTCAGTTCTTGTTTGTAGATTACCGGATGTGTCGGTAAACATTGCGGGACTTAGCATATAGCTGTATTCCAGGGGAGTAGTAGGTGTAGCTGGGTCAGAAACTCCTTTTAGGCAATACTTTTGCCTAAATTCGTCAGGGCTGTTGAAAGAAATGGGGGCTGGAGTCGGCTTATCAAATGTCAGACCTTCTTTGACGGGGGTTAGGTTCAATAGAGCAATGACTAGGATCAACGCAACAATGCCCGCAATCCGATTGTATAGCGTAGCTGTAATGATGAAAGCCACCATGAACGATTTGCCTAAAACATCGTCTCTCAAAATGAAAACGGGATAAATGCACGCAATCAGAAATGCAACTGCCACATACCAGAATGCGGGATCCAGTTTCATAAAATGCTTGCCAAATTCTTTCATTTTTGTGTAGATTGGGGGATTCATTGTTAAAATTCTTTTGCAGTTTAGGAGATATATACAATTGCTATTATTTATTTTCGTAATTGTTTTTTATATTTTATAGAATTTATTTTATGAACTGGATTAAGACAAACGAATCCGAAACAATAAGATAAACGAAAACAAAATATTATCTACCTTTTTATTAGGAGATGTCTGGATATTTGCAATATTCAAATTATGGCGATGAGGATGAAACACCCATTAAACAAAAGGTTCCAATACCAACGCCGCCAACCCAACCGGGTAAACCGACTCAACAAAAACGAATATTAAGGACGAATCAGCGGACACTACGTTCCAGGCAACCGCCAACTGAACAGCCGGGACAAGGACCCGCTGGACCACAACCGCAACAGCAACAACCGCAACAGCAACATAAATACGTGCAAGAACTCATTCAAAAAATTCACAGTTACGAAAATGGGGGCGCCAGCGACTCAGATCACGATGATGATGCCGACAACAATTATGTCCCACTTGCCCCATCCAATAACACAATTCAACAACAATTTCAAACCGAATCCGCGCCGAATCGGAACCGATTTGCGGGGGCAAACAGCACCGATTTGAACGCAAAATGGAATCCCGCTCCCGCCAAGGAAGCGTTCTCGCTGCAGGATGCCAAAGCTTTAGCGCATGAATACATGCCTTCCATGTTTCAAGCATCAACTGCAGCCCCTGAAAACAGGGACGTGTTGCTGCAAAAATTGGATCACATTATCTCTCTTCTGGAGGACCAGCATGATGAAAAAACGGGTCACGTGACCGAGGAACTAGTTCTCTATTGCTTTTTAGGCGTGTTTATCATTTTCATCGTGGATTCGTTTGCCCGCGCCGGCAAATACGTGCGTTGAAATTCTATGCAAAAAAAATAAAACAAAATTTACAATATCAAATTAAATGTTATGATATTGTAAACACACCCACAACCACACGCACGACCCCCAATGAAACATACTCATATGCTGATTGCTGCGGCACTCATCGGTGCAATTGCATGCGCCTTTTACAAAAATGCAAGGGAATCATTCCGAGGCCGAGGCCACCGTCAATACAACAACAAAGACAAACATAACTTGATGTTCCATGGCTCTTATCCCAGCGCCCCCGTCGTGTGTTTAGCCGGCAGCAGTAAAATTCCGTGCACCGCATTCAGCGGAGCATAGAATGCACAAAGGAATGAATGAATGCATGACACACAATGCATCAGTTTGCCGGTTTGTAGAACAGGTAGAAGTATTGGTACTCCTTTTGTGCTTTGACAAGGTCAATTTGTCCAAGCATGTTGAACCCGACACCCGTGGCCAGTTCAATGAACGTTTGCGGCGACGGCATTTTAAAATTACGCACGTTTTTGCGCACCTTGCCCGTTTTGTCGTCCTTGAACACTTCCATGTATTGCACCATGTCGTTTGGAAACACCTGCACGTCCGACTTGTATTCAAAATCATTGAATTTAACGACGCTCTGCGCCCCATTTTTTGTGGGAGTGGGGGTGTTTGTGGATGCGTTTTCTCCGCCCAGCATGCTGGACGGATTGAATTTGCGCGGGTCCACCAAATGCAGCACGAAGTATCCGCCCGGCTTGAGCCAGTCATAAATATTAGAGAACAGCTGCTCCGTGTGGGGAATGTAGTACACCTCAAAATTCAGCATGGACACCAGCGTGAAACTCTCGGGCTTGAACGCAGACGCAACCGTGGGATCGCCCTGCACTATGTTGAGATTCAAACTAGGATACGCGTTTTTCGCCTGCGCAATCATGTCTGCCGATGATTCAATGCCAGTTATGTCGGTGATGCCATTTTGTATGAAGGCGTTCATGTAGGCGCCCGTTCTCGCGCCCACGTCCAGTGCAACCGTCTGGTTTGATATGTCCGGGTATTTATTGATGATAGTGCCCACCTCATATGCGTTGTTCACTTTTTGATTGAACAGTTGGTCGTACACTGCAGCATAGAAGGCGTCCTTTGTGTTCGCATCCTGTTTCACAATGACGTCGCCGCCGCTGCTGCTGCTGCTGTTCTGTATGAAGCCTTCCATGAATGAACCCGAGAACGGCCTAGGTGTTTTGTGTCGCTGCATTTTATTGTATGCCGACACCAGCAACAGTAAGGTGATTACAATGAGCAGCACGCGAAACCACACGTTCCGTTCAATGGAGTTGCAGAACGTGTTAAAAGTATTTGTAACACCGGTGTTAAACATTGATTGCATTAATGTGTTAATATGTTAATGTTAATGTGTTAATATTAATATATGTTATATTGTTATTTATTTTTTTGTAATTTGGATTTAAATGAATGATAATGAAATCAACGACATTCGCGGCGAACCCGAATTCAAGGGCATCACCTTCTCAAAATACAAAAAGCCGGACGTGCGCAAAGAACTGCTGAACTGCCTAAAAAATGGGAAAATAGAGCCCGCCTGCTATTGGACTGCCGAACTGGTGTGCGCCGGGCACTACCAAGAATTGTGGGACATCATCATCACGTTTGTCAGCAAACACATACATTTAGCAAATCCGAAACTGTGTCTGTATTTGGAAATGCGGTATGACGTGTTCAAAGGCATCGTGTCCAACGGCTACATTGGAAACGAGCTGCGCATGCGCAACAATCCGCGCATTCGGTCCCTGTTTGCCGAAATCATGTGCGTGATCTGCAATTCCAAAAAAAAATACAGCCTGGAGGGCATTAAAGTGAAGAAAACGGATTTTGACAGCACCGCCATGACGGACAAGCTGAAAGCGCCCAACGTGTCGTATGCCTCCGCCGTGTTTTTATCCGGCGATCCCAAAGAACTCTTCATTGCCATCAACGAATTCGCGTTCCACATCTCTAAAGATTCCAAAAACAGTTTGCTGGCATCCTACTGGCTGGAATGGATCATGGAATTTGAACACATCTGCAAAATGAAAAAACAGAAGTGCATGGGCGAACGCCGCAGCACCATGCCAGTTGAATCCAAATTTCAAATGGACCCGATTTGGATCGTGTGGGAACTCATTCTGGGCCAAACCAAATTGCAACAAACACAAACACAAGCACAAACACATGCACTGGATCCTCTCACCTCTAAAATCATGCAAAGTTTGCTCAAGCTGTATTGTTTGCGATACACCGACGGGGTGAAGAAGAAGCGACGGTATTTAATTTATTTTGCCATCTGTTTGCTGACGGAACCCGTGATAATGACGCAAGAAATGGTGACCAACAAGGACACCATTGAAACGGTGGTGAAAAAAATAGACACGGTCTACAAACAAGTCAAAAAGAATGAAATTGCGCCCAAGGTGGATTACCTGACGGGCTCGGCAGGAGGCGTAAAATCGGATTTAGATAAAACTATTGAAAAAATGGATAAACTGAATTCAATGAACACTATCATTCGCACGGTCTAGCGTGCCAGAATCGGAGGACTGTGGGATTGATTGGTCTCATTTGTTGCATGGTTTGATGCGTGAACACGTTATGTGATATTATAATATATTTATTATCTTCATTTAAAATATATTAGCACTTAGGATTTGAATTCATTCACATATTAAAATGAACATGTCTTATCCCGCCCCCGCGCTCGCCCCCGCATCTGCCCCATCCAACATGTTTGATGACGTTGTTACCACCACATCAGAACCCTCATCCACCACATCGTTGATGGTGCGCGGTGCATTGGTTTTGTTGTTGCTGGCGCTCATTGGATTCAACGTGTTCACTTATTTAGATGACATAACCGCATGGTTCAGCGAAACATTCGGTGCCCCGTTTCGCACGGTGGCCCGGTTTTTGGGCTACGCTGCGATTGACACTGCTCACACCACGGTGGATGTGACTGCCCAAGGAACCAAGTCCGCAGTGGACATCGCGGCCGGTGCCGCAACCAGCGGTATTGACGTGCTGCAACAAACCATTGACCAAAAAGGTCAGGACCAAGACCAAGACCAAGACCAAGACCAAGCCCAAAAAGGCCAAGGCCAAGATATGAGCTCCAATGCGGGATTGCATCGGGCGCTGTCTCACGCGAAGAAACAGCCGCCGCAACCTGATGACGCCACCAGTCGCACGCAGCGCACCGGCAAATCCGGGTATTGCTACATTGGCGAAGACCGCGGATTTCGCAGTTGCATCAAAGTGGGCGAAGAAGACACCTGCATGTCAGGCGACATTTTCCCCACGCACGCCATCTGCATCAACCCTCGGTTGAGGAAATGATTAACGGTGTCATGCCTATGAGCACAGTTCTGTGTACGTGATGTTGAGCAGAGGACACAGCTCCTTGGGATCAAACTGGAAATCCACATGATTAGGTGCATGCAATGATGTGCACAACTCCTGCTCAATGAAATAGATGACGGGACACAACTTACGCATGTCATTATCATTGGTATTGTTGTTGTCTTTGTGAAACTCATTTTCCAACGTGCGAATGGAAAGGACGGCATTACTTAAAGGTTCCGTTACTTGCATATTTTCAACATTTTTAGAACAGAACGACGTGTTGTATTTCTGCAACAGGATGCATAAATCTGTGAAATTGTTGTGGGCGGCGTTGTCGCAGAGCTTGTGCTCCACAATTTGCACGAGGGGGCACAAATCGCTCGGATTCAAACCGGCATAAGTATCGGATGATGGAATGAGAGGCGCGGCACCCGAAGTTGCAGGAAGCAACAGCAGCAAGGGAAGGAAGGGGAGAAGGCGAGAGAAATTCATTAGATGGAGGTTGTCTTAATTGGTTTTAGTTAGAATGTGTTTATATACATTCTAAATAATATATTTTCATAAAAGTTGTGTCCGCGCACTCATTAAAGGAATGCAGAATGATAGGTCTAATTATAAGATGGAAACTGCAGAATTACAATGCCAGAACCACCGTTGCCAGGGGGGTTTTGAGCGGTGCTACCACCAGTTCCATGCGTTCCATTGGTAGCATCTACGGTGTTGTCGCCGCCATTACCACCACCGCCCTGGCCACCTAGTGCATTGTTATGAGCTCCTCCTGGCGTGCTTCCTCCTCCTCCACCTGCGTAATAAGTGTTTGTGCCAGTAATGGTATATGGCAATCCATCACCACCTTTACCGCCATTACCCAACCAGTCAGCATTGGCACCAGGTTGACCTGCGCCACCACCGCCAGATGCAGCGCTGGTGTTGGGGTGGCTAATACCACCATTATTTCCGTAACCATTGGTTTGAGTTGAAGTACCACCATTCACATTGGAGGAACCGCCATTTGATCCGCCCCCGCCACCACTACCACCATTGGCACCCGGTGAGTCGTCTTTGCCACCTGCACCACCGCCAAATGCTGTTATTGGGAAAGGTGAACTTTGAATTGGAATTGTGACAACACTGTCTGTTCCATTTGCATTGGTGGATGTTCCAACACCTCCACCACCGACAGTAATGTTGTATGTATCACCCCCATTCAATGTTAGGGTTTGTGCCGTCGCCAACCCACCTGCACCACCTCCACCTCCTCCACCGTCTGAAGCTGCTAAAGTAGTTGTTGCGCCGCCGCCACCGCCACCAACGATCAAATATGTTACATTAAATGTATTGGTTGGAATAACGTTGACAGACCCAGCATTAGTGGAACTGGAATTGGTTGTGTAATTGAATGTGTAAACGGTGAATCCGTTTGGGTCAGGGATTGTTGGTGGTGGGTCAAGGACATTTCCACTAGAGTTTAAATAAATTATATTAGTTGTAATGGCACCGGTATCTTCAATGGGTATAATGGTTAGACTGTTTGGCGTGGTGGTCGGTGTGGGTTCAAACCCATCAAACCCCTCATACCCGCACACGATCGGTAACCCAGTTATTCCTTCTTTTCCTCCAGACGGATATGACAACTGCATTTTATAATTATACAATGGCACGCTCTCATCAATGCACAGCGGAATCACGGGACCTGGAACGTTGCAATCGCTCGTCAAAGAACAATGAATAATGGGCTGATTGCACTTCAATGCCACCGTGACGCCGGCGTTTTTAATTTCAGGCAGTTTGTTCACATTCGGATCCGTGAGGTTTTGACTCTGCGTGGCCCATGATTTCTTGCGTGTGAGCGCATTGCGTGACGCCATGGAGTATTGTTGCGCTTTGGACAGTTGTGCGCTGTTTTTTTTGTATTTCAGAATCTCCACTTTGCGCCGTTGATCCAATTCATAGGTGGTGTAATATATTCCAGGATTTGTGCTGCACGCTGCTTCCCCGTAATTGCTCTCGCAATTGGGACAGTTGTTTCCACCCACGCGAGACCACCGCGGTGGGCAGGCCACAGCACCTTTTATGCCACATGCATTGTACATCATATTAGAATATGTGGCTGGGGCTGTCATGACTTTGTATGATTTCAATTATCATAATATGATATTAAAAATGACGATTGTATTTGAATTGTTATAATTGAATTGTTATAATTGGACCATATTTAATAATAACAATTGAAACTTGAAATGTCAGGAAATCAAGTGCCGTTCCACTGCGAAAAGAACCAGCGCATGGAGAGGTAGTCCATGGTTCCAGGCGCCCCGCCCGATGCACCCAGCACCGTCAGATTGGGTCCGCTGCTCACAATGTTTTGAATGGCGCGCGTGCCGAGAGCGGTGTTGTAATAGCGAAGCGACGACAGGTTGCCGTTGAAGCCGCCGTTGATTGCAACATTTACGTCGCCGTAATTCTGAAAGGGAACCGAACCCAGTGGCAGGCGTTGCGCCAAATCCCCGTTGATGAAGATGTCCAGCACCGTGTTTTCAACCCGAATGAGGACGTTGACCCATTTGTTGACCGGGATGTTGTCCACATCAGTGGACGTGTTTGGATCATCAAATGTGCTCATCACCACCCTCAAACCAGAGTAATTGTCGTTCAAATACAAACCAGGACCGTTATTCGGCGTCATTAATCCGGTTGTTGAGTCAGCCGTGGCACTCCCCTTGTTAAACACGTGATGGAACATGCCGGTGGGTTCGCTCGTCGAATCATTTTGTTTGATGTATATCCATGCCGACCACGTGAAACCGATGCCGACATCGTCATTCACTGAGCGAATGATGGACACCGCGTTTGATTCGCTGGGGTCCTGCGGGATAATCATGTTTCCAACCTTTGCATCTATTACGCCGTTGACCAAGTAAGGACTGGAACTCGGCGAAAACAGATACCCGATGACCGTGATGCAAAGCCGCAACAGGTAGACAAAAACAATGACCACCAGAATTAAAAATGCGGCCTTTGCAACATAACTGTTGGAATCTAAAAAGGATTTGGATCCGCCAACAATGTCTTGCGCTTTGAATTCGTTCAAAGATGGCACGGGCATGGCATTGGGACCAGCGCCAAAGCCACCAGCGCCAAAATCGCCAAAGTCACCCGCGCCAGCACCAGCGCCAACACCAGCGCCAACACCAGTACCAGCACCAGCGCCGCCAAAGCCGTCGTTACCAAAATTCATTTATGCTAAATATAAATATTATTATATGCCTTATTAACTTATAATAATAATTTAATTTTATCATTTGCGCCAATCATTCAATATTTGATAGATCAAATTGAAAACTGACTCATGACTTGATTGTTGTTTGTGACACTGAAGTTCAATTTGTATGAATGGATAAAATCAAACATGCCGGCACCGCTGTACCCGTCGCTGTAAATGCTCCATGCTTCTTCTGGTGTGAAGTAATTGGCTTTGTAAACCACGTTGGAAATGTAGCCTTTCAAATCGCCGTCCGCGGGGGTAATTTTTTGCGTGGAGCCCAAATCATAACCTCCCCCAATGTATAAGTCATCAGTTGAGTTCAATCCGGCTGGCAGCGTGGCCATTATGCACGTTCGCACTAATTTGCCATCTAAATACAGGTCCACCGTGTTGCCATAAACGCTCATGGTCAGATTGATCCATTTTTGAAGCTGTATGTTGCTAATTGTGCATGTGGACGTTTCATTGCCCCGCATGATCAATTTCAAATTGTTTTGGGCATCGTCTAAATACATTTTGAACAATGGCACACCATTGGAATCGCATCGGGTCAGCAGATTTTTATTAATGAGGTGGATTGCAGTTGTGTCCCAAGCATCAATGTAAAGCCACACCGAATACCCGTAATTGTTGGTGGTGTTAATGTCATCCTTGCAGGGCACCATTGTTGATTTGGACGCATCCGAGAATCCGGACACGGTGGAGGTCGTCTTTGTCATCAATTTGTAAACCACGTAGATCAGCACAATGATCAGAACAAACACGAAAATGGTTAAAAGATTCATCTTTGATATGTTATGTCTATATTATTGCTATATTATTATAAACATAATATTTTTATTCATGTTTGCACATTTTGCATGAAATTGTGAATTATATTAATTATATTATTTTGCATTGTTAAATGTTTCCTGAATGCCAAAAATGCACATTAAAATGTGTCAACAAATACATTGGCCACCGTTTTCAAAACGTAGGCCACCGTTCCATCAGTGCTAAATACTGCACCCAATAATGCCCCAATCAACCCGAACACAATTGCGCCCATGAATAATCCGACGGTTGAAGACATGGTGTTGGCATCATTGAACAGCCAACCAAATATCGCTCCAAAAATCGCACCCAAAACACCGAACGTGTTCATTCCATATGTGCTATATGTTGGCATCGGCGTGGGCAACGGAGTTTTTATGTCAACCGATTTGGATGCCAGATAACTCTCGGAATCGCCCTGATTGAGCGGATCCATGTTCACGCCCACGACCGGCGGATTCAGCATCTTGTTCGTTTTATACAACCACTCAATTTCGGCCTTGGTGAATGACGAAGTGTTCAGTACGACGTTGCAGATCTCCCCGTGGGTTCCATCTGCATTTCCGATGGTGACATTGTGCACCGCATTAGCATCCGTGTCATTGTCCGGAACATGATTTCCAGTATAAATCAATTTGTTGTTGATAAATATGTCAACCGCGCCTTTGTCCGAGTTGATGATCACATTGTTCCACGTTTGCAATGGAATGTCAGACACAGTCAATGGAACCTTTGCGGGCAATTCAATCGTTTTTCCATAAATACTGAATTGCAACGTATTGGTTTTGGGGTTGTATTGAACGGATGGTCCAAATGACCCAAACTGCATCATGTTGGTGTAAGCGTCCGAATCATAGTTTGCATTCGTGTTTGGCGGCTGCGGATGAATGTAGAACCAGGCAGACACCCCGTAATTGTAATTCCGCAATAACACGGTGGTTGCAGTGACGCCGCTATCCGGATTTGCAGTAGGAGTGGGAATCACGTCAACCCCGTGTGCATTCACAAATTGAATGTCATGCGTTGTTATGGGAGTTGCCGTGGTCATGGAAATGGGAGCCGACAAAATTTGCACGCCCGTGTGGTTGATCGCCTTTGCCACCACGGACGGCAGCAGGTGACCGGCTAAAATGAATGCGGCTTCCACTCCCAGCAGGATAAGCCAGGGGCGCATGGTCAATCCGTACTGTTCCTTCATCGTGTCCGCGAAATCCAGCATCAAACACGGCAGGTAAAACAGCAGGTTGCCTATCAACTTCAGAATGTTGATGACCCAATTGGTCCCGTCGAGGCTGACCTGGAACATGGAGTCGCCCATTTTGCGGGAGGTTGAAAACAGGGTGCGAACCGCACCAATCACGATCGCAATGCCCGTGATGTAGATCAGCGCAGTTATGCCGTATTGAAAAATGCCTGCGAGGCTGACCAGTTTGCTGTGCGAATTCAGGAAATACAGCAGCAACCCCACCACGCACACCGCAATTGCAATGACCATTCCAATTTTTCCAATGAATTGGCCATACGACATGTTGCCTTCCACCATTTCCGTGGTGGATGAATTCATGGAATAGACCCCGAAAATGAGGAGGGATGCGATGAACATGGTGAACATGGTTATGACCGTTCCGCGCTGACCGTCCACAAATGAGGTGAGGTCAAATGACGAACGGTACAGTAGCAGACCCAGTGCGGCAAATGCAATGAACGCGACAATGGTTGCCACCGGATACTGGACAAACATCTTTATCAACCAATAAAACGGGAACACCAACAGTTTGAGGAGTTGCATTGCTCTCTCGGCAGTGAAATTGATGGGCACCTCTGGAACGGTTGTGCCATTCGCCCAATTATTAACCCGAGTGTAAACTGAAACCAACTGCAGGATCCAATTCAATGCATTGACGCCAACGCTTATTATCAATGTCCAAAACAATGCATTCACGTACGGCGTGTCATTGGAACTGTAATTAGAACCTTTCAATCCAAAACACGACGCAAAGTCGGTTCCAATGCACGGAATCAATGTGTGCTTGAACTTGTAAACGCTGATCATTAAATACGCCACGTAGGCCAACAACGCAAATATCATGACCCGTTTTGCTACGTCCATGATGTCCGTGTTTTCCACGTATTTCAAATAAGGTGAAATTGGAAAAGAGTTCCAGACGTCTTTGGCCATCTGTTTGAACGTTTCCCAGGCCGGGGTAATTGGAACCTGCTGAGTGGATATTTTCCACCAATTGTAACACATCATCAAAATCGTAATGGACAATGAGACGCCTGACACAATTTGAAACCAGTAACTGGTGCCCACCCGTATGAAATAATACATCATGACGAGAGGAAACCAGAAATTAAGAACAAACTGGGAGGACTGTAGAAACATGTTGGAAATAAATGACATCGTCGCATTTGATGGATTTAAATTGTATCTCCAAATGTACAAAATGCGTCCAATCATTGAAATTATTATTAAACCGATCAACGTTACATTTGACCCAAAAAACCCTTTGCTGTCATCGGCGGTTTGACTGTTCATGATCACGTTGGATTGCGTGGCCAAAATGGACACAAACACGAGACCAAGCAATAAACCGAATGTTATGACTGCATTCACAACTGGAACAATCCATGTGGGTAGATTCGCATTTGTCAGCAGCTCGTATTGTCCGTTTGTCCACATTTTTGTAATAAACATGTAAATCAGAATGCACCCCAACAACAAAAACACTTGATTGCCAACGTTGACGGTGGGGGCACCTGTGTTCATGCCAGTGTTCACTCCCTTGTTTGTTGTCTGAGCGATTGAACTGGTTGCAAACACGTAAGCATACACAATTGCGCCGATTGCAAGCAGCCACAGATAATACCCGGGTTTTTTCCACCACGGGTCTTCGGACCCAGATCCAGGAGGAGGAGCAGCCGATTGCATTGCTTTATAAAATTGCTATTATTTTAAAACACTATTATACATTGCATATATTTAAAATGTGCAAAATAACATAAATTATTAAAAGGTTTCCATGGCGGTTTTTTTGCCGTGGCAGTCGCGGCACAGCGCAACCAAATTGTCCACATTATTGGAGCCACCGTGTTCCAGTCGCACGATGTGATCCACTTCATACCACGCCGGCAACTGGCGGTCGCAGTGGCCGCACTTCCACGACTGCTGCGCCGCCACGAACTTCTTTTTGGTTTCGCTCACGCTGCGCTTGGTGGCATTGTTGCGTCCGGATGCCATGATGCGCGCCTCCATTTGCGCCTCTTTGGTCCCACCCCCACCCGATTGTGCTAAATTGTCATCGTGACCCCCCCCGTCTTGGAACAGCGATTTCTTGTTTGCGAAATCCAGAAAGGGTGACAGCATGTCGGCCGATGACCGGCTGATTGGCATGTATCGGATGATGTCATTTGCATGCGACAGCATGGTGTGCGACTGTCCCGGATTCTTTTTCAGGAAGATATAGAGAGATAATCCAACAAATGCAAAGGTGGACATCTTAATTTCCTTTTGCCATGAATGAAACACTTTCAGGTATTTGCCATCGTAGTAAGTGTTGAACACGAGAAATGCGGTGATTCCAAATACAAACAATTCCAATTTCATAATTCGTGATTTTACTATGCGTGTGTATGTATTACAATGGCATTATTTTTTTGGAATGATGCGATCATAAAACGCATTGTTATGTGGATACGGGGTTGCAACTCGTGCAATGGTTTTGGGGTTGGCATTGGGTTTGGGTTTCATGTTGAAATTGAACCGAACCCGCACCGTTCTTTTTTTTTGGGTCCGTTGCCTGGGTGCTTTGGACACCGCGTCGCTAATTTGTCGCAGTTGTTGCACGATGTGCGACACGTTCATGCGGTCATGCCCGTTTGCAAACACGACGGTGCTGAACAGGGCGCGATACCGGCGCAGCATGTCGGCATGCGCCGCATCTGACATGATGAAACTTTTGCGCGGCATCATGAACATGCTGTAGAACACGGACATCAATCCCCACACGTCCGTGTTGTAGCGATACACCTTGCTAAAATATTCATCCAACCGAAATGTCAGACCTGCACGGTCCGTAAAATGATACAATATTTCAGCGTTGTAAGTGGCAACCGCATCCATCAGCATTTCGTCATTTTCGGATCCAAACATGGACTTGCAAATGTATTGGAGGTATTTATAGCCGGAAATGTCGAATACGTCAATGTATTCCTTGTACATTGCGCGCGTGAAATGTTTGATTCGTTCCATGGTGAATTCGGTGGCTGCCATGGATTTCAAAACAACCGAAGAGTAGAGTTCCAGCGCGTCCGTTGAAATGACCATGGTTGAAAAGGGGCGATTGAATGTGACGGGATTGTTCATGAAATGATGAGCGGGAATGACTTGCGTGGGGGTGGTTATGCCAGCCAACCCCCAGTCAATGATACGACTATTGTTGTCGCGGTCAATCATGACGTTTTCGGATTTGAGGTCATTGTGAATGACGCCGAGTTGATTCATGGGAACCACTGCATGAATCAGCAATTTTGAAATGTAGTCGTTCAATTGACGCAGATTGGCAGCATTGAACGAGGTTTGTTCCATCCATTTTTTCAAATCAATTCCCAAATCGGGCATGTTGATCATGCGCAACTGGCTCAAATTGGCGTTGACATTGGTTGCCGTTATCTTGACCCGTTGCAAATTTGTGCAAATGTCATCAAAATTGACCAAATCGTGCGGTTCCAGGGGATCTGGTTCGCACAGTTCGGCCTGCACGCTGAAATATTTTTTATAGTTTTTTATTTGCCTTAAATACTGTTTTATTTTATCATATTCTCTCATTTCGGCTTCTGCGCCTTCCTTTTGTCCCAACTTGCTAATGTTGCCGTCATTGTAATTGCGGGTTTGATTCTTGCATTTTAGCGCGGGTTTGAACACGCACCCTTGTGCCCCTGCAAATATGGGAATGCCACCGGTTTGATTGTGCCCGATTACATGTGCATGTGCGCGTGCATGTGCATGTTTACGACGAGTAAATTTTGTCATTGCACTTGTTTGTTCTGTTTTGTTTGCGTTGCGTCTATCACTACACATTGTCAATATTATATTAATTCATGCATGAATCATGCATAATACAAATAATACATGCTGGTTGCAGTGGTTAGCGCGACCATAGCGTAAATCAATTTGCGACGATACTTGATTTCTTCGCGCAGGCGCACCTCTTTCGGTTTGTAATTGGAATAGTATGCATTCACTGCATCTTGCAGCGACACTTCATCGCGATTCAAACGCAGGTTGATTTGATTGTGCAGAAAATGCACCCATTTGATGAACGATTCGCGCTTATCTAAATAGGGAGACACGGGGTATTTGTCCAACAATTCGCTAAACACGCTGCCCATTTGGTGATTCGGTAAAAATAACGGTAAATTTTGTATGAACTCGTAATATTTTTTGATTGTGACGTCGTTTGGTCTCTCGGGATACGTGACCGCCATGCTAAACAACACGAACCAATAGTGTGGCCCCCACACGGCGGCATCCAGTGCGGTGGTGGCGTCGCCATTTTTATAAACCAGATTGGATTTCATATAGTTCTCTCTGTGTTTGGGTTTATTTTTTACAATCAAACAATATAAAAAGAAGTGCAATTTAACACATAAAGAGCCAGTTAGGTAATTATATTGCATGTATTCATTTAACGCGTTAAAAGGTGAAGGCGAAGACACTATTGAAGGTGACAATGAAGGTGACAATGAAGGCGACAGCGGCAACAACGGCAACAACGGCAACAACGGCAACAATGAAGGCAAAGTTGAATCATGTCCCGCAATAAAATCATCATTGCATCCATTTTCAAAAAGAAACATGTTTTGCAACAATTGTGGAAAGAATGGGCATGTCATGCACGCGTGCAAAAATCCAATCATCAGCAATGGCATGATCGTGTTCAAAGATGGAACCGAAGGTGCCTCCTATTTGATGATCCGGCGAAAGGACACGCTCGGATTTGTGGAATTCATTCGTGGCAAATATCCAATTTACAACCAAACTTACGTGCAACGATTGATTGATGAAATGACGGTGGATGAAAAACACCGGTTGCAAACCCAAACATTTAGCGAGTTATGGAAAAATGTATGGGGGGATTATTTAAATTCAAAATATCAAAATGAAGAAGCGGTGTCGTGTGACCGATTTAATATGTTAAAATCTGGTATAAAAATGAATCGCAACAGCGGCAGCTATTACACGCTGAACACGTTGATTTCCAATTCAAGCACTCGGTGGACTGAACCGGAATGGGGTTTTCCAAAGGGACGTCGCAATTATCAGGAAAAGGACATTGAGTGCGCCCTTCGTGAATTTTCGGAAGAGACGGGATACGATGAAACCCGGTTAATCGTGATGCAAAACGTCATACCCTATGAGGAAATATTCATGGGATCCAATATGAAAACGTACAAGCACAAGTATTTCATTGCATACATGCCTTTGCCGGATCAGCTGCCTTCAGAAGCCATTTTTCAAAAAACGGAAGTCAGCAAAATGGCATGGTTTTCATACAGCGAATGTATTCAACACATGCGTCCTTACAATTTAGAAAAAATTAACATTTTGCGCAATTTAAACAATGCACTGTTGGAATATGCGATAGTGTGTTGTTAGATTGGTTGAGTTCGGTTTCACCAATTTATAATCATTTTATATTATAACTGCAAATAAATATTATAGGCAATGGATCATCTCTTATCCCAGTCAGACCCTGGTGTGAAACCCTCCAAACATCCATTATTGCGTCCGAACCCGAACCCGACCCCGAATGCAGTTTTGCTGTCCAATGAATTGCAGGAATGGAAACAACCGAATGCGGCTAATCCAGGCGAAGAAGAAGGCCTGGAGTTTTTGTATCCGACATTGAATGCTCCCGAATTTGCGCTGAACATTGCGCAGCGAAAGGAATTCAACGACACCAAATACGATGTGATCATTCCCGTGTCACAAAAACAGATGGAAGCCGAGGCTGTCAAGCTGTGCGGGGCGGCTTTTGAGTTGGCTCCGCATCAGCTCTTTGTGCGCAATTTTTTATCTGTGATGACGCCGTACAACAGCCTGTTGCTGTATCATGGTCTCGGAACCGGCAAAACGTGCTCGGCCATCAGCGTGGCCGAAGAGATGCGCGACTACATGAACCAGGTCAGTGCAGTCAAAAAAATACTGGTGGTTGCTTCGGTCAACGTGCAGGACAATTTTCGCAAGCAGCTGTTTGATTTCAACAAGCTGAAGTTCAACCGAGTCACTCGTCAGTTCATGATACGCGGGTGCACGGGAACCAAGCTGTTGAAGGAGGTGGGTGCGAATGTGGAACTGACGGATTTGACGGAAAGAAACGTGGAGAGCGTGAAAGCAAGCATTGTGCAGCGCATTACCCGACTCATCAATGCCAACTATGAATTCATGGGCTACATTGAATTGGCAAATTTGGTGCATCGGCTGACGACAACAAAGGAGGGACCGGAAGCGATTCGCGCCATTAAGCACGAGTTCAACCACCGGCTACTCATCGTGGATGAAATTCACAACGTGCGCAGCGACGAAGAAGCCAAGGACTCCGCTAAGAAAGCCAAAAAAGAAGGAACAAGTGTCTCCGAAGAATTACATAAATTGGTGCGATATGCCGATAATTTGCGACTGCTGCTGTTGTCTGGCACGCCCATGTACAACGACCCGCGCGAGATCGTGTGGCTGCTGAATTTGATGAACGTGAATGACCGCCGCGCCACCATTTCGGTCAGCGACGTGTTTGACCGAGATGGCAATTTATTGCAGATAAATGGGCGCAATGTGGGGGCCGAGCTGCTGCGCATTAAATCCACTGGATACATTTCGGTGGTAAAAGGCGAGAACCCCTACATTTTCCCTTATAGAATGCACCCGCGGGATTTTGCTCCCCAGCATTCCTTTTTGCTAAATCGTGACAGGCATCCCACGCTGCAATTAAACGGAACCCCGATTCCGGATCCGTTGCAACATCTGGACCTGTATTTGAATCCCGCGGGGGCTTATCAGGCAGCCGTTTATGCCTACATCATTGACCGAAAACGGCTGGACATGTCGGCCGAAGCCACTTCATTCGGCTCGTTTTTGCTGAAGCAGCCCATAGAAGCTCTCAACATGGTGTATCCCAGCGTGGAGTTTGACAAACTCGTGGCACGCCGTCCTCAGGCGGCATCCGATGCGACCGTGTCGGCCGCCGACGTGGCCCTCATTAAGCACATGGACATCAAAGGATTGCTGGGAGATGCGGGGCTGAGACGCGTCATGAAATACGAAGAGTCTGAAGACGGTGCGCGCATTTCCAATTTTGAATACAAACCCAACACGCTGACAAACTACGGTCGCATTTTCTCGCACGCGGAAATCGGCAAATACAGCAGTAAAATCGCCAGCATTTGCGCCCAAATCGAAAAAGCCAACGGCATCGCCATGATTTACAGCGAATACATCGGCGGCGGTGCGGTGCCGATTGCGCTGGCCCTGGAAGAGATGGGATTTACGCGATACGACAAGGATGCGGGGTCGCTGTTTAAAACCGCACCCGTGCCGCAGCGCTTCGTCGGAGCCACAAAAAAGCCCGCAAAATACGCCATGTTCACCGGAGACAAGCAGCTGTCGCCGGACAATCGCGCCGAGCTGGAAGCGCTCACCACCGACAATGAGCACGGCCAGCGCATCAAGGTCGTCATCATTTCCAAGGCGGGCAGCGAGGGCATTGATTTCAAGAACGTGCGCCAGGTGCACATCATGGAGCCGTGGTACAACATGAACCGCATTGAGCAAATCATTGGTCGCGCCGTCCGCAACTGCAGCCACTCCGACCTCCCGTTTGTGGATCGCAATGTGCAGCTGTTTTTATACGGAACGCTGTTGCCTGCCACTCCTGACATGGAAGCCGCCGACCTCTATGTGTATCGGCTGGCCGAAGCAAAGGCCGCGCAAATCGGTCAAGTGAGCCGCATTTTGAAAGAAAATGCAGTGGACTGCTTGCTCAACATTGATCAAACCAAATTCAGCCAGGAGGTCATTCGGCGCCACAATGGCGGCAAAGATGTCACCGTGCGCCAAGTGCTGGCCGATGGAACCGTTATTAGCCACTATGAAATAGGTGACCGCCCATTTTCATTCGTGTGCGACTATCAGGCCAGCTGCGAGTACAAGTGCGCGGTCGGATCCCGAGATGCAATTAAGGTGAACGAGTACACGTATTCGGAACCCTTCATCGTCATGAATGCCGACCGAATCATGCAGCTCATTCGTGATTTATTTAAGAAGCAGCATTTTTACGCGCGGCGAACGCTTTTGAGGAACCTGATTGGGCACGCGCCCGAGCAAGTGGATGTCGCCCTAACCCGAATGATTGCCGACAAAGGGGAACACCTGGTGGACAAATACGGGCGCACCGGGCACCTCATCAACGTGGGTGAATATTACCTGTTTCAACCATCCGAAATAACGGACCCACGGATCGGCATTTATGAGCGCAGCGCTCCTTTGCAGTTTAAGCGAGATCACATATCGTTTCCGCTGAAGAACGGGACGCTGGAACAGCTGGCCGAAAAGCACGGGTTTGCAAAACCCAAAGCAATCGCTGCCGCCGTACCAACCGAACCAACGCAGGTTCAAGACATGAAGAAGGCATACCGCGAAATAACCACACCCACGGGTTTAGCGAAATCAGCGGACAAGACCGACAAAAACACAAAAACGTGGAACGAGCTGTGCCGAGACGTGATTCGGGAATTAAATGAAATGCACAGCATTACCCTGGTTATATTAAAGCGATGCGTCGTGGAGCATTTTGTGGAAGAGCTGATGGTTTCGTCATACGACATTGGAGTGCAGTATTTGAATACGCTTTACGCACAGGATCCCGGCGATGAGTTTGACCGGTTTGCGCGCGAATATTTTGACGGTCAAATACTAAAAAATCCGAAATATGCAGGGGAGGAAGGCATCCTCATGCTGAAGACAACGGAAGATAATGGCAGGCAGCTGGTTGTGCGCAAAAATGCGGCATCTGAGTGGGCAGCCGCCAAATCGGCGGAGGAGCGGCGTCCTTACATAGAATCCATTGTTGCCATGCTGCCGCGCGAAACCATGTTGGCCCATATCATCGGATTCATTGCGGAATTCAAGGAAAAAAGCGGGGGGAGTTATGCCGTGTTTAAAATAAAATACGTGCAAGAAAAGGGGGTCGGTGCGCGGTGCGACCAAATCTCATCCAAACAGCGTCGCCTCACTATTGTGAATCAAATCATGCACGGATTAAATCCTCCGGATGTTGCTGCACCGATTTACACCATGGAAAGCACGAAGGACCAAAACACGGCTCGGTTCTGCGTTTTGCCGGAGCTGCTGTTGCGCAGCTACAACATGGTGCGGAAGGATGGCAAGCACTGGTTTTTGACGCCGGTG